TTATCAAACTGTGCCTGCTGTTGTGACCTTGTTATGGAATCACCTAAAATGTTTAAAAATTGTTGTTGGCTAGCTTGTGCGGCTCTTGTTGGAGCTTGAAAGTCAATTCCCTGAAATACATTCTCAAACGCCATTAGAAAGCCCTCCCACCGATAGATGCACCAGCCATTGCTCCTGTAGGGCCACCTAACATTGCTCCTATGCCGCCACCTAGTAATGTACCAAACATACTTGGCTGCGCATCAGCCGCCATTTGTGCGTTCATTTGCGCGGATGCTAATCCAGTTGTTAGGTTTCCTGAGTTTGTCGCAAATTGGCTACCTGCGTTTGTCATATTACCAAGTCCTACTTGACCATAGCCAGCCAGCCCTGCCAGCATATTGTATTGGTTTAAGTTGTCTTGTGTATAGCGGTTATAGGCGCTGCCATATTCCTGTGAAGCCATGCCCTGACTTTGTTCTTGTAGTGCTTTAGCTACTTGCGGGTTAATATTTCCAAAGCCACCACCTCCTAGCGTTACACCTTGCGCTGCCATGCCACGCTCAAGCGCTTGTTGCGCTTGCTGTTGTCTGTATTGATAGCCCGGGTCTTCTTCAAACTTTGTAAGGTCGAAACGCTCCGTTAATGCGCCGAAATCACTGGGTAATTCTTGCCCTTTAAGCACTTCTTCTACTGCTGTGTTTAAAGCATCATAATCCGTTACTTCTTTCGATACAGGCGAAAGGAGTTGCCCGCCATACCCACTTAGAGCAGATTCTATATCACCGCTTTGTGCATAATTCGCTAGAACTGATTGACGCGCACCTGATAAACTGTTTCTTCCAGTATCATCAATGCCAAGCATACTATTAGTAACTTGCGGGTCTAGGTATTTATCTACGTTAAAGGTTTGGCCACCAATCGACAATAGGCCATTAGGGACTGCCGATTGACTAGTATATTGAGAAAGTAAGTCTTGATATATTTGGTTACGTGATTGAGTAGAGCCACCTTGCAGCCCTAACAAATCAGCCAACCGCCCCATTGAGGATACGCCTGTATCGTAAAACGGTTGCGCTAACTCTATATTCTGGTTGTACATGCGCTCTTGTAGAGCATTAGCCTCTCTTGTAGCGCTTTCTAATCCAGAAGTATCTGCAACTTTGTTTCCTTTACCCATTATATCTACCCGCTATACCATCAATGACAAAACCCTTACGCTTGAAGAGCTTAATCTTAAAGTCATTTGATGAATTTGATTGAAGTGTTAGGTTTAATGGCATATTGACCTTTTTTGCATATTTCTTGCATTGTTCAACTAAGCCACTAAAAGCAGAATAATCCCTTTGGCTAGGGTCGATATAGAAACCGTATTCTGTTAGTGTTGCTTGGCCTGTAAACCCATCGAAATAGAGTAAAAGGCCAGCCATTCCGTATATATTAGCATCCTTTTGCAGTAAAAAGCAAGGTGCAAGTTTCAATGATTCCAAAATTGTGCTGACTATATGAGATTCTTTATATGGTCGCCTCAGTTCTTCACGCATCGCCTTGGTCATGCGTATCATTTCTGGCAAATCATCAATGGTTGCTTCCCTAATACAAATCATTAACCGTACCGCCTGAGTCCTTATATACAAGCTTACTTTGTGTTGTAGAATAATAAATGGAGTTATTGCTTGCATCCGTATCTGCTATTGACGCAGGTATGAAAGAGCCGTCGTTTCTTATTGAGCCTCGCCAACTAGTAACAACATCACTAAACCACCTAACCCACACTTGTGGAAAAAGCTTAGTTTGCTCGTCTGTCGTACGTTCTTGGATTGGTGGATTTTCTATTGTCATCCGCTACCGTTCAAATATGCCGCGTTAATCTGTACAAATACAGGGTCGCTCACACTTACTTCATAAACGCGCCCTTTCGATGAACCAAGAGCATTCCATACCACGCGTGTGTTATATTCTCCCATTTCGCCAAACTCTCTAAGAAGCTCAGAACTCCAAGTCCTACCCCTATTATCAGAATAACGCATCATAACTCTCGGGTTTTCGCCCTGTCCTGATACCGCACCAATTCCGACTTCCATATCAAGTTCAAACTGCCAATGTGGTATTAGTTCATTTTCTGCTACAATAACAGGCAATATTCGTTTTCTTACGATAGGGTCTTCAGAGTCCGTATAAACATCTAAACGCTGCTCGTACACCATGCCAGTTTCCCTGTCGCCAACTAAGTGCTTATTAAATGCAAATACGTGACAAGAGCCTCTGTGCTGTTCCTCGTTATTGGTAATTGGGTTGCGATATACTCTTTCGTGCCATAAACCAGTTGATAAATCCACCACCAGTGTTGTGTTTAACCCCTCAACTTGCAGGCAATAAAAAGCATGGCCTCTTTCGTGATACGTCCAAGCATATGATTCATCAAACCTATCACTTGTTGAAATCAACCGCTCGATGGCCTGTGTGCTAATTCTTGTGGCATTATAGCCATTAGAACGCCATAGGACAGCACCTCCGTTCTCGTCAGTGCCTAGCCATATAAGAGAGTTATCTATATTTTGAATTGTATCAGGCGCAGCGCATCCTGTTTGAATAAACGCACCTCTTAATACTTGAAAAGGGAATAATGCACCAGTGTTTTGAAACACCTCTGTGGTTTTGGTACCAAAAGCCCAAACATTCGATTTATTTGAAAACACCGCTGTTAAGAAGTCAGGATTACCTTCTACTGTTGTGAAATCAGAAGCCCCAGATCCCCATGATAAACCATTATTTATTGCGCTAACATACATTAGATTTGTACCAGCCGCACTTACAATAAAATATCCATCTTGAAATGTGAGGCTAGAAGGAGTAGGAAAATCCACATCTGTAATTTGCACAAATGCATCTGTTGTTTTTGTAAATATATATCCATCAGTTCCATCAATCACCATTATCTGCGTAGGGTTATCAAGAATCTGCACTCGGCTTGTAAATGTGTTTAATGTGCCGTGATTTTCAGTTGTGCCATCACTTAGTACTTCATAGAAACCACTTCCAGATACGAAAAACACGCGACCTTGACTCTCTATGCCACCTCTAACAGGGCCGCCACCAAGTTCTGCAAAGTCTTGTAAGCCTGGCGTTGAGCGTAAAGCAGAAGGGCTTGCGCTCGAGCCTGATTCCGAAACAATAGCATAGAGGTTGACACATCTTTGATGGTCAAAACTAAATGCTTCCATTTGGTAAGAAGGGCCAACAAAAGGTATAATAGGCATCTAATACCCCCTGTAGATATTATAACCTGAGTATGTACCGTCTTCTGATGACGGCACTTCTAAATTAGCTACATTCACACTGGTGTTGCGTAGGTTCTGCCTTTCAACAGTCATCTTTGAGCTGTTTGCAATCTTTACTACTTGCGCTCTTGGCTCTCTTTCAAAGTCACCTGATAACCAAATAGCAAGATTATAAACAAGTGCGGTTTCATATTCTGGTGGCAATGTTAGCGTTGTATCTAACGATGCAAATTGCGTAAGAGCTTTTTTACTATAGAGCGAAATTGTGCTAACCGAGCTAGGTTTAGGATATAGAAACAGCGTAGCAATTGGATAATTTCCATCATAATAAAATATCTCTGGAATTGAACCAGTGTTCTTGTAATCAATAGCCGCATATTGCCTTACATCATAGCGCTCTAGCTGGTAATCCGTTGTGCCTGATGTGGTGTACGCCGCGACAATATCAGTAGGACGCGTAGTGTCAAAGTCCGCTCCACTTCCTATCGTGTAGGAGGCCGCCCCTGTTAGATTAAATGTTTCTTTCGTATCAACAAAAACCATATTACCTTCTACTGACCAAGTAGAAAGCATTTGGTTTAATGTTCTAAAGCCTCTGTTGGCATCTTCAGCGGATAACGACTGCCCTGTACCAAGCACGTTGATTTTGTATAAAGCATCCGTAATGATTTGGCGGGCGGTTGTCATGGCTTACCTCTTGGCTTTCTTAGCCTTCTTGATTTTTATCTCTGGCTCTTTTCTTTCTTCTGCAAGTGACCAACCTTGCTTAGTCAATTCATCATGTACATCGGTACGATTTACTATTTTAACCGATTCACCTTTAATATATTTAGGCATGTATCCTCCTTTAGAAGAATGGTTTGTTGTGTCATTTTATTAGTTCCTTAAAAGTATGGGAGAGCCGAA